TTACCGCTCCTGTAAGTGTTGTTGTGTTTACCTGACCAAACACATTAAAGAATAGATAACCAATAACATCAGCGTGTACGATACCTGCAATATCTCCATCAAACCACTTCTTGATCACTCTTGAATTGGTTGAGTCTTCCATAACTCCCTGAGAGTTGTCGTCAATAACCTTTTCTGCTCGTGCCATTACGTCAGCACTAACATTTTTTACCCACTTTTCTGCTACTGCTACAGGTGTACCTCGTGTAATTTCTGTAGAGATTCCTAATTCTATTTGTCTTCCAATAAATTCTGCCATGATAATTTTATATTTTAATTGTTAATTGTATCTATGTTGCGATACTTGTTTGTATTATACCACATTTAGTTATTTGTGAGTGCTTTTATCTCTAATGTCATATCTACAAACGCTGTCTTGTTTTTTTGTTCAACCGAAAGCCCGAAAGTATTAGCTGATACCTTAGCCCATACCCTGTGTCCATCTATGGTGTTAAAGTTCCAGTTTGTATCGAAATACTGCATTACATCATCAACTGTTTTAGGTAATATGGTCTTATATACATTTTCTGTAGTAGATCCTGCAATGTTTATTACTACAAACATGGAGAAGGTGTATATCTTGAAGTTCTCCTGATTGGTTTCAAAGCTGTTCTGTACGCCAGTTGGGTAGACAATAATTGCTGGGTACTCACGAGGATCGTCTTGGATTGGGTAAGAATATACCTCTTTTATGTTGGGGATGGCTTCGCAAGCGTTCTTTATCTGTGTAATTAGTGATTCTATCATGTGTTTATATTATATCATTTTGAGCCAAGTTCGTCAGTTAATTTTTGGAGAAGCTTTCTTGCCTCGGAGTTTACCCGACTCTCCTGTGTATTTACTGCATAATCAAGCCAAGGTCTTTCTCTCATTTTATAAGTACCGTCGTGAACAAATCTTGCATAAGGTGATCTTTGTTCGTTGATACTAATAACTAACTTGAAAGGCTCTATCTTGTATTCATGTGATTTCTTTAGATTCCCAGTAGCAATCGGAGAACCTCCTCCGCCACTACTAAGTCTCCAAGGTGACTGCACGATTGACTGCCTATAAAATGAAGAAGCTCTCACAAGAAACTTATCAGTTGCGTCTTTTACTTCTCGAGGAAACTTTTGGATTGCTCTCCTTAGCTTCTCACTGTCTATTTTTATACTTACTGGCATTTTAGTTTTCTTGAGCCTTTTCTAATATCAATTCTAGGTGCTTATTTGCCCCTACAAACGAATTATCTTGTATAAGCCTTACATCGTACCTATTTGTGCCGACCACCACTGTATCGCCCAATTTTACGCTTGTAGACGGGTCACACCAAGCTATATAGGGAACGGTAAAATTAAGTCCTAAGTTCTCAACCATTTCTGGTGATGCTTGCTGAAGATGTCCTTTAAAAGTTCCTATAGTCCCAAGAGCTGATGACGAATAGCCACCTGCTGTAGTCCACACATTCCTTTGAATAGTAAATGTAGTTGTGTAGTTTCTTGAGATCATCTTTATATTCTTATTTGTGTTCGAGACTGTATGGTATCCATAGCGAGAGTTGAATCGTCTTTATGACTGTCGTTTTTGTATTTTACTGTGTAATTTCCAATCTTTTCGCTTTCCACTTCTCCGTCTTGGTTAGTGTTGGCAAGGACAATACCTGAAACAAGTACAACACAAGCGTGTCGTATGTCGTCTGGTACTTCTTCTGCGTATCCCCACCGAGCAGTTACTCGCACGTTCATGATTCCATGAGGCACGGTTTCGTCTTTCATAAGAATGTCTGTCTTTGAGCTTCCGTTAAAAGGAAGTGTTACAAAGTTGGTAGTTGCTACAAAGTTTATTCCATAATTATTACCAAATTCTACAACAGGTGTTCCTATAAAGTTTCCTATTTCTAAGACATCGCAACTGTTACCATTAAAAAGCTTGGCACTTGCGATTGAGTCGGCTTTCCAGTCTACTCCAGTCACTTTTTCTATATGAGCCGATACTCCTTGAATCCACTGCTCAACTTGAGGCACGAAATCATTCGCTATTTCTAGCAAAAGGTAATTAGCAATATCTTCTACTGAACAGTACAGCTTATTCACTATCTTTTTTGGTTATTTCGTCTGTTTTAGTAACAACTTCATCTGACTTCATTTTTGTATTACTAATAAACGAAGTTAGTCGATACTCCTGTCGTAGTTTTGGATCAATAGGTTTGTCAAACTCTACCTTCTTTCCTGTTTTTTTGTGTGTGTATTTATAAGCCATATATATATTATATAATATTAACTGCTAAATAAGTAACAGGATATTATTCCTGTGACCTATTAATAGTTAAACTATTACGCCGCTACTGTCTTAAGAACTACAACTGCTGTAGGCAAGATGGTGATTGCTCCAACTCGTGACACAAATCGTACAGCCTCTCGGTCTGTAGTGATAAGGTTGATGTCTGCGTTTCCAGCAACATTTCTTACTGTTCCAGCGTTGAATCGGTCTGCTACTAGACCATTCTTGAATCCGAGAATTGATGACTTTTTAAGGTCTCCAAGAAGAAGAACAATTCCATTAGTTGCAGGAACTGCTGTTCTAGCTGGCATAACTTCTACAGATACAAATGGCTTTCCAGCAAGAGTAGCGAAGCCACTGTTGTTGATAGGGTCATTGTAAAGGAATCGTCCTTCTACATCTTTTAGAAGTCGAACCTGAGTCTTGATTGTTCGGTTTCCGTAATACTTAGCATTAGCATGTGCTCCTTCTGGTAGCAAGTCCTGCATTTCATATACTTTGTCTACTGTAAGTGTAGCTACTGCTCCTGTAAGTCTTACGATTGGAACTCCAGCATTTTGTGCAATTCCCATAAAACCTCCGTTTGCTGTATCTGCATTACCTGTTCCCATGAAGAAAGCTCGGTCTTCTGCCATTGCAAATCCTTGTGCAACTCGTGTTGCGATGAATGAGAATAGATCAACCTCTTCGTCATCCAAAAGCTCTCGGGTAAGAGTTACGATAGCCGCTAGTTTCTTCAGCTTCAACTCTTCTTGTGAAAGAACAATCTCTGTTGATGGAATAACATTTGCTTCTACTACCCAACCTACTGTTACGTCGGTTGCTAGAGCGTTAGCTTCGTACGCGTTCTTTGAAAGAGGCGTTGAGAAGAACTCACGTCGTGCAACTCCAAATACAGTTGTAAGGTGTCGGATTTCTGCTGAAAGTTCTGTATCCACTGCATATCCTGCGAATGGAGAACCAGCCTTGTCAGTTGTCATTTCCTTAGCCTTTGCATCATCTCCTGAAAGGATAGCGTTTGCGAATCCCTTTAGGAAAGTGTTGTATTTAACATGCTTTTCTTTGATTTTGTCTTCCTGTGATCCAGCACTTGCTTTTGCAAGCTCTTTTTGTGCCTTTACCCAAGTCTCAACTTCTGATTTCATTTCTGAAATAGAATCGTCAAGCTTCTTTGAAAGTGTTTTTTCAAGGTCTTTTGAAGTCTTGCTGAAAGCCTTTGCTACAGCCTCTTCAACTTCAACTTCGTCTGCAGGGTTAGTTTCAGGAAGATCAGCTACTGCTGAAATCTCATCTGAAACAACTTCTGCGTCTCCTGCCTCAAGTTCTTTAACTAGAGCCTTTACTTCTGCTTTTTCTGATGCAGTTGCAAAACCTTTTAGTTGTAGAGCCTTGAGTATTTTAAGTAATTTACTCATTTTTTTTAACTATTATTAACTATCTTATTAATACGGGTCTGTCGGTGAGCAGATTAATATACCGAGTATCCTTAATTGTAAGTTGTTATTTGAGTTGTCGTATTGATTGTAAAATCTTTACTTTGTGCTTTGCGAGATTTTTTACTTCTATATCCTGTACGGCTTTTGCGATAGAGTTAAGTAGTGCCTTTCTTTTATCAAAAATAGTTGATGTTTCAATTTGTTTTATTACAATAAGTTTTACTTCAACAGGGTCTTCAACAACTGCTTTTACTATCTCGTTTACCATTTCGCCTACAGCCTTTTCCATTACAGAACGAGGGTTGGCTGGTACTGCTACCATTGAAAGCTCTAATAGTTCAGATTGAATTATTCGTCCTTTATCATCAAATTCCTTTGGAATGAACCCGATACTTGATGCTGATAGTGTTCCTTCGGCTACCATTGCCTGTGCAAGTACGCCTTTTGGATTAGCTTTTGAGAATTGTACCTCTCCTTTAAGTTTGTTGTCTTCCACTCTTGCGTTGTTTACTTTTCCTATGATGTGAGTGATTGATGAATAGTTGTGAGAGTCAATAAGTACAGGGTTTTTCTTGAAGAATTTGAGGTCAAAGTTCTGCATAACAAAATCTCCATGACGATCTTCTTTATCATCTGACATAACCATTGTATATACTTCATCTTCTTCGTCGTCAGCTCCTTTTACAATAGTCTTTTCAAAAGTGACAGGTATTTCAATAGAAAGTCCTTTGTGAGTTCCTTTTACCTTATTCCACAGTTCTTCGTAGCTTGTTACCTCGAAGTCTTGGAAAGTTTTTTGATTAATTGTTAAAAATTGTTTCATCGTTTGATTTTATAATGTTAATTATACCATATTAATTATAATGCGAAAAGAATACTTAAACAGTACACTCGCAATTAATAGTTTCTCCTGCACTTGCACCTGATTCTACGGGGTACATTAATCCGTTTGAGAAAGCCATGTCGATTGGTCGCTCCTCTCCATCTATTGCCTGATGCTCATCTCTTACACCACCTTTAATTCCAGCAGACCACACCCATATTTTTGTTTTGAGTCCAACTTGCTGGTAGCTTTCCATTGTAGCCATCTGTTTAATTGCAGATGTTTCAGTATTAGCAATGGTTTCTAATCGATAGTCTTCTATTTTGCCATACACAAGACCAACTCTCTCAATAAGTTCCTTCGTAGTTTCGTTGTTTCGATACCACTCCGAGATTTGCTTTGAAAGGTCTTTTGCTGTTGTTTCGTTTACAGTAGCTGAGAAGAACTTAAATCGTTTATCTACCCCTGTATCGAGGGATGATGAGTAGTTAAAGGTTCTATCAATCTTGAAGATGTCCATAACCTCCTGACCTGATTCGATTGCAATATCTTTCATAGTTGCAAGCTCCTGACCTGATTCGATTGCAATATCTTTCATAGTTGCAAGAAGTGGCGACATAAGAGTTATCTCAAGATCCACGTTGAAAAGCTCTTCAGCAAGTGTTTTTACCTTTACCTGCTTTCTAGCTTGTACTGAGCCAATAATTCTTTTCTCTTGACCTTCAAAGTATTTTTTTAATTCAGCTTTAAATTGCCTTTGTTTTGTTACAAGGCTTTTCTTGTGACTTGCATGATATACCTGTCGAAAGTCTTTGTTTCGTAGTGGGTGAACCAAGATGCCTTGCTTTACTACTGGCTCTGCGTTGGCACTTATAACTTCGTCACCGTCTCTTACAGGCTCGAGTCCTAGCATTTCACGCTTCTCATTGAGTGTGAGAGCGTTTACGTCGTGACCTGCTCGTACCATAAGTAATTTAGCCTCAATGTCTTCGGGGGTAGGGTCTGTAAAGTCAATCGTTACGTCTTTAGGTGCAAGTTTCCAATCAAGTAGGTTTACAAGCTCTTCTATGATAGGTTTTATTGTTTCCCTCAAGAAGATACGAATAGAAGCGTCTGCGTTGGCGTAGGTCTGATCCTCTGTAATACCCATAACTGAAGCAGGTACTCCTGTAATAGCGATTATATCCCTTGTGAGGAGCTTCTTTGAATCAATGTAGGCAAGTTCGTTAATATTGAGTCCAAGTCTTTGGTAGGTTGCTCCGCCTCCTAGGAATACAGGATTCCCAGCGTTACTGCTGTCTGCATGATTTGCTTTGTAGTCTTTTTTAAGTCCTGTTAGCTGTTCAGCGTTAAGAACATTGTTGAATGAGAATACACCATCAACCACTCCACCATTTTCAAGGATGGCAATCTGCTGATTTGAGGTTTCCCTGTCTGCTACCAATGCTTGCATACCAGCTTTTAGTATTGAAATGCCTTCCAAGGGGTTCTTTGGATTAGGGTTTACCCAGTAAATAGTATTCTCAAAAGGTACTTCCCGTGAATTACCGCTAATGGGTTCTGTGTATGTAAATGATTTTATTCTGTTTTCTATATCGTTTTTCTCGTAGTTAATTACTATTCCCATTGAGTTAAGGATATAAAGCTCGGTAATAATTGCAT